GGTTCTTCCGAAGAGAGCAAAGAGTAACTCTCATAGGCACCTAGACACTCTTGTAAGAGGTCTGCGTGTCAACCACGACTATCGGTTATAGCACCGATTCAGCTAGTCTTAAGTTAGACCACAACGTTCCTACCTGGAACAGGGCTCTCCTCGAGCAGAGGTCTCACACAGAGACAAGCGCATCACTTAACACAATTAAAGATCAAATCACCAGCGAGCTCGCCGTTAAAGCAATACTCAAAGGACTTCTTGTGTCGTGTTAAGGCAACCAAACAGTACTCCTCATGTTTAAACAAATCACATTTGGTCGACTTAAGCCGAACCAAAGTGACATTGTCAACAGAGATCCCTTGCGCTTCGTGTACTGTTTTTATATGTCCATCAATCCAGTCCTTGCTCACGGGAAAGTCCTTAGCCCTCGTTTGAAGGGCCGCTTTATCAGCTTGAGTCATCGTAAGATACGTTCTGTTCGGATCAATAGTGACCTGCAAAACAGAAGTAATACGACGCTTCGTGAGACTTCTAGAAACTTTGGACTCTGATGTCCAGGATTGATACTTCGTGTCCCTATTACCGCATTTACGCTTCAGCAGATTAACAGCAGCGATAACATCTTGCGGACACCGGTAAGTCTTGTGAACAACGTCACGGCGATCATATTTCAGATTACCGTGGAGCAATTTAAAACCCGCGTCACGAGACTTGAACGAAATCTGCTCTGTGTCCCCAAAGGCAAGAACTTGTGAACATTTAGACAGAGCAGCCACCACCAGGAGTTGACCGTAATGTAGTAAACCAGCCTCATCAACAAGCAGCCTATGACAGGACGGTACACCGTGCATGATCGCAGAATCCGCGGTGCGCACAACGTCCAAAGCTACCTTGGAATTAAAAGTGTCAGGGAATAAAGCCATCCTGACGTCCTCGGCCGATTTACGATTCGCCGTCACAATTAGGTCCTCTCCCATACGGAATGCATCTTTTATGGCAGTGGTTTTACCGCATCCCGCAACTCCATCAACCATGGAAATATCGCATGTAGGGACAGAAACTTTGGCGCTAGCTTCTGCAATGTCCCTCAAGTTAGAGCATGCACATGTTTTATCAACAATGTACGTTTCATCTGCGTGCTTCGGACCTAAACCATGCTCATTATATCCAACGGTGTAATCGTATTTTATAGGATACAACCAGTTACCGTTGGCCAAATGGACATTCACCATATCGTCTATGCGATGGTAGGTCTCAAAGATGCTCTTATTTGCGATCTCACTTCCGCGACCGCCGGAAATGTCCCATAGGTGACGAAGATTAGACTCGGAGTTGTTATGTAATCTCTTACAATAACGCACAAATTCCTTCATGGCTCCGTGTCTAGATATGCCACGAGGGTCCGTTGGTACCTCAACAGACACCTCAGCATCCGGGACCACATCAGTCACCGGTTTAACGTCATCACTGACGGACTCAGGGCTCGAACTCTCAGGGGCATCATGAAACTCCTCCTGAGGTATCTCAGCAGCTGGCGGGACTTTCGCCTTCTTCTTCGAGCGCTTGGTCTTGGCTGTCTGCACTTCATGCTCCAGCCGGTCGAATAAGTCCTCTTCAGTCCAAAACGTTCTCAAACGTGATATTGGTACAGAATCTTGCTCAAATTCTTCAACGTTTGAGAGACGAGTCAGAAACTTAAAACTGTCCGCATAAGAATCCAGACGTAGTAGGGGAAATCTGCTAGCCAATGTTCTCAGCCATCCTACTTTCGCCCTGGATGAATCTCCACCCCACCAAAACCTAGTTTTGAAGTGATGGCACCAACCTTTCCATTCCATCCCATCGCGGAGGGCCGTAAGCTTTTCATACTTTTGATACAGATTCAAAGTCAAAGCAAAGGCCACTAGATGATAATCTTCAATGTCTAAGCGCTCACCAGCCATGATAGCCTGACCGTTAATAATAACAGTCGACGACTTGGCGGATAAGATAGATGCGACAGCTTTCATGTTCTCGGTCCATTCTTTATTTTCCTTGAAACATCTGAAAGCTATCTCCTCTACCTCTCTCACTGTGGTTTTGGCGACGCGCACACATTTCCAGCGATTGAGACTCCAGTCTTCAGGTATTGAGACTCCCACGTACTTAGATATGTCTTCAAACCATACACAGTGACGTAGTGTCTCCCGGGGGCAGCGTAAATTTGTAGCGATGATCTTATAGGTCATGATGTTACATTTCAGCATTTCGCGCTCCAACAGATAGGTGGTTCCATCGATGCAATGCACCGACTCGGTGAAAAAGGAGCCCAAATCTTGCCATCCGTGGATGTAAGATAATGTGCTTTCATTTTCAAAGTCGAATTTGATCACCTCATCCGCGCCTGACCCGTCACGTTGCCAGTGACATTTAAGCAAGGGAAGAAAACCCTCGCGGTCAAACAACATGGCGCCGTCGAACATAACGGTACCACGTAGTACGCGTACTCCATGCGAATGCATGGCGTCACACAGACCTTGGAAGCCCATATCATAACCGCCATGGATACAGATAGCCCAATCAGCTTGGACATCACAATCTTGAGCTCGGTTAAGACAAAAGTTCG